CCGTACCCGTACCCCCCACTGTGCCCGGTTGGAGGACCCGTGGGGACTGGCATACTATTCCACACCCCCGATGATGCCTGATTGGATTTGCGATGGACGAACTGGCTCGTGCGCGTTGGCGTAGGGAGAGCAAGCCTAGGGCTCATTCACCTAGGGAGGCACTTATGGCCGCGCTGGATGCATTGGAGACCGATGAGACTCCGCCGGACCATGTCATCGTCGCGTTTGGGCGCAGGGAAGCGGATGGGGCGGATGCGACGAAGTTCTTTCAGGCTGGTGATTACAGCCATCATGCGCAGCAGGGCTTGTTGGCTGAGGCCGCAGCTATGATCCGCGAGAGCGGCACATAGGGGGTAGGGGCTTCGTTTTTCAGGAACGAGGCTTGAATTTCCCGGCGCAGAAACACCCCCCTTGAAGGGACCCGTAAGGAGGTAGCCATGCGAGTGATGGTGCAGCCTACGGATGAACATCCATTGCCGTTCGACATGGCTGCGGACGAGGCTGGGACGCTGGAAGATCGGCTCGCGGTTGCCGGGAATACGGCTGAGATGCTGGTGAGTCTCGGGGCGAAATTGCCGAACGTCAAGGACAGGGATTTGAGCAAGACGCAGACGCTATTGAGAAACGCGGTGGAGGGGGATGGCGACGGGTTGACGAACCTGACCGTTGCGATTGGGGCCGGCGAGTTCATCCGGGAATATGGGAAGTCGCTGGCGTTGGACATCACCGAGGTCCGCCACGCCTTGACGAACAAGCTGTTGGAGTTGGCGAATTGCGGGAAGCCGCAATACGAACTGCGGGCGATAGAGTTGTTGGGCAAGCACTCGGACATTGGGTTGTTCACGCAGCGCAGCGAGATCAACGTGAACTACAACACGCCTGAGGCGCTGGAGGCGGCGATCAGGGAGAAGGTCCGGCGTCTGTTGAAGGGCGATGTGGTGAACTTGCCATTGGGCAAGGAGCTTGACGAGGAACTGGCGTTGCTGGGGCGCGAGTGATGCTCAAGCTTGTTGACATTGAGCCTCCCGCATATCGCGATCCTGCACAGATGCTGCGGAATATCGCCGATGACATAGAGAGCGGCAAATTTGCGGACGTGGAGACCATATGCGTCGCGTTAGTTTGCGAGGAGGGGCTGGAGACTTTCGGTGGAGGCCGGAATAGCGACCCGATGATTTGCGGATTCGTGTTCGATTGTGCGCGACATCGACTTGTGAGTTGCTGGGGGCCATGAAAGCGGGGACGCTTTCCGATATACCGAAGATACTCCCGCACCTTAATGAAAAAGACCGCGTCGCCCTCTTGGGGATGCTCGACAAGCTCGAGGAGATGAAAGAGCGCAAGGCTGCGCAGGAGAAGTTCCTCAAGTTCGTCGAGAAGGTCTGGCCCTCGTTCATTTCGGGGCGGCATCATGCGAAGATGGCCGATGCGTTCGAGCGCGTGGCTGCCGGGCGCCTGAAGCGGCTCATCATCAATATGGCTCCGCGCATGAGCAAGAGCGAGTTCTCCTCGTATCTGCTGCCGGCGTGGTATCTCGGGCGCTATCCGAACAAGAAGGTGATCCAGTGCTCGAACACTGCCGACCTTGCGGTGGGCTTTGGCCGCAAGGTCCGCAACCTGGTCGACAGCGAGACATACCAGGATATTTTCCCCGATCTTGAGTTGAGGGCGGATTCGAAAGCGGCTGGACGCTGGAGCACTTCCAAGAACGGCGACTACTTCGCCATCGGCGTCGGCGGTACGGTTACAGGCAAAGGCGCCGATCTACTTATCATCGACGACCCGCATTCCGAGCAGGAGGCCGCACTTGCGGAGGGCAATCCGGGAATCTTCGATAAGACCTACGAGTGGTACACCTCAGGGCCTCGCCAGCGCCTCCAGCCTAATGCGGCCATCGTCATAGTCGCGACTCGTTGGGCGAAACGAGACCTAGTGGGCCAGATATTGCGGGATGCCGCGGCAAACGATGCACTGGACGAATGGGAGGTAATCGAGCTTCCCGCCATATTGCCGTCCGGCAAGCCGATCTGGCCCGAGTTCTGGCCGATCGACGAACTGAACAAGATCAAGCGCGATCTACCGAACGCCAAATGGCAGGCGCAGTATCAACAAAACCCGATCAGTGAATCGGCCGCTATCGTCAAGCGCGAATGGTGGAAGACGTGGGAACCGGAAACTCCACCCCGCTGCGATTTCATTCTGCAATCGTGGGATACTGCGTTCGAGAAGACCCAGCGGGCCGACTATTCGGCCTGCACCACGTGGGGGGTGTTTTATCACCCCGACGAGAACGGCACGCACCAGGCGAACATCATTTTGCTCAATGCATTCAGGGACCGCATCGAGTTTCCCAAGCTCAAGCAAACCGCGATCGACGAATACCGTCAGTGGCAGCCCGACAGCGTAATCATCGAGAAGCGTTCGTCGGGGGCGCCACTGATCTACGAGCTGCGGGCGATGGGGATTCCTGTGCAGGAATTTACCCCGTCGCGGGGCAACGACAAGATTTCGCGGCTCAATGCAGTGGCCGACATATTCGCGTCCGGCAGGGTCTGGGCACCACCTACGCGGTGGGCCGAGGAAGTGATCGACGAAGTGGCCGAATTCCCTTCCGGCCAACATGACGACCTCGTCGACAGCACATCGATGGCGCTGAGCCGGTTTCGCAAGGGCGGTTACATCTCGACGAATCTCGATGAGCCGGAAGACCAACTTTATTTTCGAAGCGGCAGGGGCAGGGGATATTACTGATGAGCATCGAAAAGTCCCTCAATCCATTGCCGTTCGACATGGCTGGGGAAGACCCGGATATCGAGATCGAAATAGAAGACCCCGACGCCGTCCATATCGGCATGGGGGGATTGGAGGTCGACCTTGAGAAAGACGGTAGCGATACGTTCGCCGATAACCTTGCCGACAATCTCGACGAAGGCGAACTGATCAAGCTCGCCGGGGACCTCATCGGCGATTACGACGAGGACATTTCCTCGCGTTCGGACTGGATTCAGACTTACGTCGACGGCCTTGAACTGCTGGGGATGAAAGTCGAGGACCGGACCGAACCATGGCCCGGAGCTTGCGGGGTCTATCATCCGCTGCTCGCGGAATCGGTCGTCAAGTTCCAGGCCGAGACGATGATGGAGACCTTCCCCGCGCAAGGGCCGGTCAAGACCCAGATCATCGGGGCCGAGACCCCGGAAACCCGCGATGCGGCGCTGCGCGTTCGGGATGACATGAACTACCAGCTCACGGACCGGATGGTGGAATATCGCCCGGAGCATGAGCGGATGCTCTGGGGCTTGGGCCTCTCGGGCAACGCCTTCAAGAAGGTGTATTACGATCCCTCGCTCGGGCGTCAGGTCTCGATGTATGTGACCGCCGACGATGTCGTCGTCCCGTATGGTGCGAGCAATCTCGAAACCGCCGAGCGTGTGACGCACGTGATGCGCAAGACGCCCAACGAGGTGAAGAAGCTTCAGGCTTCGGGGTTCTATCGCGATGTGGACCTCGGAGAGCCCAGCGAGACGTTCGACGAGGTAGAGAAGAAGATCGCTGAGAAGATGGGCTTCCGGGCCACTTCGGACGACCGCTTCAAGCTTCTCGAAATGCACGTCGATTGCGTGATCGAGGACGACGAAAAACGAGGCGATACGCCCGAGGACATCGCGCTCCCCTATGTCGTGACGATCGAGAAGAGTTCCCAGACCGTGCTGGCGGTCCGGCGCAACTGGGACCCGCAAGACAAGACGAAGCAGAAGCGCAACCACTTCGTTCATTATTCCTATGTTCCGGCGTTTGGATTTTATGCGTTCGGGTTGATCCATCTGGTTGGGGCATTTGCCAAATCCGGCACCAGCCTGATCCGGCAGCTTGTCGATGCCGGAACGCTTTCCAACCTTCCGGGCGGCTTCAAGACCAAGGGCTTGAGGGTCAAGGGAGACGATACCCCAATCGCGCCGGCAGAATGGCGCGATGTCGATGTGGCCTCGGGCACGATGCGCGACAACATCATGCCGCTCCCCTACAAGGAGCCCAGCCAGGTTCTCTATACCCTTCTCCAGACCATCGTGGACGAAGGCCGAAGGTTCGCTGGCGCGGCCGACATGAAAGTGGCGGATATGTCGGGGGAGGCCCCGGTCGGGACGACACTCGCCATCCTCGAGCGAACGTTGAAGATGATGAGCGCGATCCAGTCGCGCATCCACTATTCGATGAAGCAGGAGCTACGCCTGCTCAAGGCGATAATCCGCGATTATACGCCGGCAGAATATTCCTACGACCCCGAGGAAGGGGATCGCAAGGCCAAGAAGACTGACTACGACCTGGTCGAGGTCATCCCTGTCAGCGATCCCAATGCCGCGACCATGGCGCAGAAGATCGTCCAGTACCAGGCTGTTATCCAGTTGGCGCAAATGGCGCCACAGATTTACGACATGCCCTACCTGCATCGGCAGATGCTTGAAGCGCTGGGCATGACGAATGCCCAGAAGCTGGTCCCGATGGATGACGACATGCAACCCCGAGACCCCGTTTCGGAGAACATGGATGTCATCAACGGGAAGCCCGTCAAGGCGTTCATTTTCCAGGACCATCAGGCCCACCTCACGGTGCATATGACCGCGCTGCAGGACCCGAAAATCCAGCAGATGGTTGGGCAGAATCCTCAGGCTCCAGTCATCATGCAGGCGATGAACGCGCATATCGCTGAGCATCTTGCATTCGAATATCGGCGGCAGATCGAAGAGCAGGCCGGGGTGCCGTTGCCCGCTCCAGACGAGCCGATGTCTCCCGACATGGAAGTGGCCGTCTCGCGCCTCATGGCGGCTGCTTCCCAGCAACTCCTGCAGAAAAATCAGTCCGAACAGGCCCAACAGCAGGCCCAACAAGCCCAGCAGGACCCGTTGGTGCAGATGGAGCAGAAGAAACTTGCGCTCCAGGAACGCGAGACCGGCATCAAGGAAAAGAAGCTCGTCATCGATGCTGCATCAAAGGCCGACCAGCTCGACGTGGAGCGCGAGCGCATCGCAGCGCAGGAACGCATGGAAGGATTGCGGGTCGGGGCCAAGGTCCAGACCGACAAGGCCAATCTCTCGGCGAGGGAAAGGGAAGCAGGGATGCGGCTTGGCATCGACATCGCCAGATCGAAGCAGAAGGGAGCTAAATGAACGACTTCAAGCAATTCCTCGTCGAGGAAATCCAGAAACAGGCGCGCCAGATAGAAACGGACATGGCTCGGGGGAGTGCCACGGATTTTGGTGACTACAAGTTTCACTGCGGTCGTCACCGCGGGCTTCTGACGGTGGTGGGCCTGATCCAGGAAATCGACGAGAGGATGGAGCAGGACGATGGCTAGTTTGCCAAAAACCCCCGAAGTGCTGACCCCACGACCGGCAACGCAACTTCCCAAACCCTCGGGCTACCGGATTTTGTGTGCAGTCCCGGAGATCGAGGAGAAGACGGCCGGCGGCGTTCTGAAAACCGACCGCGCCATTCACGAAGAGGAGTTGCTGACGACGGTGCTGTTCGTCGTCGAGCTTGGTCCCGACGCTTACAAGGACGAGAAGCGCTTCCCGTCCGGGCCGTGGTGTGCGGAAGGCGATTTCGTTCTCGTGCGTCCTCATGCCGGAACCAAAGTAGTCATCCACGGCAAGCAGTTGCGCCTGATCAACGACGATGCGGTCGAGGCCGTAGTCGAGGACCCGCGCGGCTTCCGCCGAGCCTGACACCCCCAACAGATTCAGTTCGCATCCGTCGTCGCCGGGCGATGGCGGCGCGTGGAAAGGGAGCGCCTGTGCTCCCTACAAAAGCCCAAGGAGGGGCACAAAGAATGGCGACGCAGCCGGAAGAACCCGAGATCGAGATCGAGGACGATACCCCTGAGCAGGATCGCAATCGCGCTCCGATGCCGCAGGAAATCGTCGACGACCTCGAAAACGACGAGATGGAGGAATACTCCGCGAACGTGAAGCAGCGGATGCTCCAGATGAAGAAGGTCTGGCATGACGAGCGCCGCGAGAAAGAGCGCTTTCAGCGTGAGAATGCCGAGGCAGTCGCGGCAGCCAAGCGGTTGCATGAAGAAAATCAGCGCCTCAAGTCCACCCTTACCCAAGGCGAGGGTATGCTGGTGGACAGCTTCAAGCAGACCGCGTCGATGGAGGTCGAGAAAGCGAAACGGGAGTTGCGCGAAGCTCATGAGGAAGTCGATCCGGCCAAGATCGCCGACGCTCAGGAGAAGCTGGCGAGGGCCACATATCGGGCGCAGCAGGTTGAGTCCTACAAGCCTTTACAACCGAACGATAAAGAGGTAGAGGTTCCACAACAGGCACCTCGTCCCGATGCCAAGACCGTTGCGTGGCAAGAGCGCAATGGGTGGTACGGTTCAGACCCTGAGATGACCGCGACGGCTCTCGGGCTTCACCAAAAGCTCCTCGCCGACCGTGGCCCGCAGTATGCGGGCAGCGATGAATACTGGTCGACCATCGACACCACGATGGCCCGTCGATACCCCGAATATTTCGGCGAACAGTCTTCCGCGACGCCCAATGTCGTCGCTCCGGCATCTCGCAGCCGATCCCCCAAAAAGATCGTCCTGAAACAGTCGCAGATCGCGATTGCCAAGAAACTCGGCGTCACACCCGAGCAATACGCTCGCGAACTCGCGAAGATGGAGTCCTGAAATGGAAGACCTCGAACAGGAAGCATCGCGTCCGCGTGGACGCCCTCGCCTGACACGCGCCGAAGAGGAACGCCCCAAGATGTGGCAACCTGCCTCGGCCCTTCCCGAGCCCGACAAGGAACCAGGCTACGATTACCGCTGGGTCCGCATCGCCTCACTTGGGAAGGCCGACAGCCAGAACCTTCTCGCCAAACGCAGGGAAGGTTGGGAGCCCGTCCGCATCGAGGAACAGCCGATGTTCCAGGGGATGACCGATCCGGAAAGCCGCTACACCGATAACGTCGAAGTGGGGGGGCTTTTGCTCTGCAAGTGCCCGTCCGAGCTGATGGACCAGCGCCGTGCCTATTACGCGCGCCAGTCCCAAGCGCAGATGGATTCGGTCGACAACAATCTCATGCGCGAAAGCGATCCGAGGATGCCGCTCTTTCGTGAGCGCAAGTCTCAGGTCTCTTTCGGAAAAGGAAGATAAACCATGGCATACCCTGCTGTTACGAGCCCCTATGGGCTGCGTCCGATCAATCTGATCGGCGGTCAGGTTTTTGCCGGGGCTACTCGTCAGATTCCGATCGCTACGAACTCCTCGACCGCCATCTACTATGGCGATGTCGTGAAGCTCAACAGCGGGGGCACTCTCGACAAGGACACCGGCACGGATTCGGCCACTCCTGTTGGCGTGTTTCTGGGGGTTCAATACACCGATCCGGTGTATGGCCTCACGTTCCGCCAATATTACCCCGGCACCACGAACATCACAGACATCATGGCTTTCGTCGAGGACGATCCGGATGCTCTGTTCCAGGTGGCTGTCGTTTCGTCGGGCACGACCGTGAGTTATGTCAACCGCACTGCGGTCGGCAACAACGCGGTTCTGGTTCAGAATGCCGGCTCGACTATCACCGGCAATTCCAAGGTGGCGCTCAGCGCCACTACGAACACGACTTCGACGTGGCCCACACGCATCATCGATGTAGTTCCTGCAACCGCCATCGCGGGCAGCCCCGGTTCCTATACCGAGGTTATCGTGAAGTGGAATCAGGGGTTCCATCAGTACCTCAATCCTACCGGCGTGTAAGGAGACTGATCCATGGCGATTTCACGCGCACAACTTCTCAAGGAACTCCTGCCGGGCCTTAACGCGTTGTTCGGTCTCGAATATGCGCGCTACGGCGAGGAGCATAAGGAGATTTTCGAGGTCGAGACCTCGGAACGTTCCTTTGAGGAAGAAACCAAGCTGTCGGGCTTCTCGGCAGCTCCGGTCAAGAACGAAGGCTCTGCGATTGCCTACGACAACGCGCAGGAAGTCTTCACGGCCCGCTACAACCATGAGACGATTGCCCTAGGCTTTTCGCTCACGGAAGAAGCGATCGAGGACAACCTGTACGATTCCTTGTCGGCTCGCTACACAAAGGCCCTCGCTCGTGCCATGGCCTACACTAAGCAGACCAAGGCGGCGGCGGTTCTGAACAACGGCTTTGACTCCGATTATCCCGGAGGCGACGGCCAGCCTTTGTTCTCGGCCTCTCATCCGCTCGTGTCCGGCGGCGTCAACTCGAACATCCCGAACACACCTGCAGATCTGAACGAAACGGCGCTTGAAAATGCCGTGATCCAGATTTCGCAGTGGACGGATGAGCGAGGACTTTTGATCGCGGCCAAACCCCGCAAACTCGTTATCCCCTCGGCTCTCCAGTTCACCGCGACCCGGTTGCTGGAAACCGAGCTTCGGGTTTCGACTGCGGACAACGACATCAACGCGATCAAGAACAATGGGGCGATTCCGGACGGGTACACGATCAACCACTTCCTGACCGACCCGAACGCCTGGTTCCTGACCACCGATGTCCCCAACGGCCTCAAGCACTTCGTGCGTACGCCGCTGTCGCAGTCTTTTGACGGCGACTTCGACACCGGAAACATGAGGTACAAGAGCCGGGAAAGGTATTCGTTCGGCTGGTCGGACAGCTTGGGTGTCTGGGGTTCGGCTGGCTCCAGCTAAGCCCTCGACAATCTGAGACCCAAGGGGGGAGGCCAACGCTTCCCCCTAACCTCAGGCTTCAATCCGGGAATACCCCCCACTCACGCAGACTGTCCCGGCAGACGAGGTAGAGACGGCGTGAGGATGTGCTACCTACACGAAAGGATAACCCGATGGGGCAGACTTCATTTTCTGGTCCGGTGACGTCCGATAACGGTTTCGGCGCAGGGACCCCTGCGAACCCGATCGCGGTCACCACGGCCAGCAACGTGTCAAGTGCATTCGCGACGACTTCAGCCACGACCGGCGATACCCGCTTGCAATACAGCAAGCTTACCTTCGCATCGACTGGCTCTGGCGAAACGCTACGGGCGTTCTCGAGCGTGACGGGTGCTAACGCGGCGACGGGCGGCACGATTAACGGCGCCCATATCTCCATGGCGGTGTCTGGCTCAGGCACGATCTCGGGTGCCGGGAATGCCTTGCGCACGACCCTCGGCATTGGGGCAAATGCGACCCCTGGCGGGACCCTTGCGGCGGTGCAGGTGGATTCCGACTTCGACAATGCGGGGACCGTTCCTGCGACGACGGCCGCGATCCGGGTGACCAACTCGAACACCAAGATTTTCCCGAATCTATTCCGGGTTCCTGCGCCCACGGCTGGCGGCGTTCTTCGCGCCAAGGTGGGCTCGCCCACGGTTACGCACACCATGCCAGCCTATGGCGACGATGGCACGACCTATTACATCATGGTCTCGACCACGGCGTGATTACACGCGAATTTGTCGAGGCGGAAATCGCTTCGCTGGAAGCGGAGCGCCAGAAGGCAATCAACTTCCAGATCAAGGCCGAAGGGGCGCTTGAAGCCTATCGAGTGATCCTTGGGAAGCTTGAGGAAGTGGGCGGGGATGGCACTGGAAGCGACTAAGCAGAGGTCCTACGACCTGTCCGGAAGAAGCCTGTTTGTCGGCCTACCCGCCTACGACTTCAAGGTTTCCCTGAAGCTGGCGATATCGCTGGCGAGGTTCACCCAGCAAGTCGCCGAACACGGCGTTTTGGTTCAGATCGGCTCGATCTGCGGTTGCTCTGTGGTGTCGCGAGCGAGGAATCTGCTCGTTCAGGATTTCATCGAATCCGGTTGCGATTACCTGCTGTTCATCGATTCCGACATCAACTTCGTGCCGGACGACATCTTCCGCCTGATGGCATGGGCCGAGGATGAAAAGAAGGGCATCGTCGCCGCGGTCCCGCGTACCCGTAGCGAGAACAAGGTCTATATCGCCGATCTCGATCAGTGCGATGGGCAACTCACCATGAACGGCATGGGGTTGGTCAGGGGACTCAGGGTTGCGACGGCCTTCATGTTGATCCGGCGCAAGCTGATCGAAGACATGACAGCGGCCCACCCCGAGTGGACCTATTACGACAAGCGTAGCGAACGCAATGTCCCGTGCCTGTTCGATTTCCAGCTAACCGATGAAGGCTACATGGGCGAAGATTTCCTGTTCTGCGACCGGGCTCGTGAGCTGGGTCACGAAGTATGGATCGATCCTTCGATTACGCTCGGACACATGGGCATACAGGAATACGAAGGCTGCTTCGGCACCGACATCCTCTATCCGATGATAAAGGAGTAACACATGCGGCCGATCATTCTGACCACCTCGGACGCGTCTGGCGGCGCGAAGAACTCGAACGCCGGCGTGATGGATCGCGATGGCGTCCCTCAGGTTTCGCTCCAGGTGGTAGTGACCGGAACTGCGACCTATTCGGTGCAGCAGACGCTCGACAACGTGCTCGATGCCTCTGTAACCGCAACGTGGTTCGATCATCCGGATTCCAATCTCGTAGGCGCGACTGCCAGCAAGCAAGGCAATTACGCCTATATCCCCGCCGCAGTGCGTTTGCGGCAAACGGCCGGGAACGGTTCGGCCAAGCTCACCATCATTCAGGCTGGCCTGCACCCGTAAGGAGCGATCATGGGCGGACTAATCATCCCGTCAGTCACGGCGTCCGGCGCCAGCGCCACGGGCGCTGCGAACACGCTAGCCTCCGGCACGGACGGCACGAACATCTACCCGCTGAAGACCGATAACACCGGCGCGTTGGTAATTGGCACCGGATCGGGCACTTTGGGCAATGTCGGCATCAATGCCGGGACGAACAACATCGGCAATGTCGGTGGCAAGACTGTTCATGTCCTGGTTACTCCGACCGTGACGACCGCTAACGCCTACGGCGCGAATTACGTGGTCGGGGGACTCCTCACCTTTGCCAACGCATTCACGTCCAAGGGCTCCGGCATCGTCCAGTCCGTGACTGTGACATGCAAGCGCGTAGAGACGATGGGCTTTACGCTGTTCCTGTTCAATTCGAACCCTTCAAACACGACATGGACGGATGCCGCCGCAGCCGCAATTAACGCTGCGGACGTTTCTGCGGTCCGGGGTCCGATCAGTCTGGGAAACTCGAACGCCTTGGGCACGATGACGGTGGCCGGGGCCTATGGCCTTGGCATGGCGATGGCACCGGGGACCACGTCTCTCTACGGCATCCTTCTGAGCAATGCGACGCTCACCAACAACTTCACCGGCACATCCGATATTTCTGTAGCAGTGACGACGCTCCAGGACATCTGAGGTGTATGTTGGGACCTATCGAGCGCTGCTAAGCGGGTCGAAACTCGATCCGTCGACTATGGCTCTCGTATCGCGGATGAACCCGCAGCCATCAGCCGCTCGCATCCAGTTGATGAATTCGTTGGTCGTGACGCTCAAGCGAACTGGCGTCTGGCCTAAACTGGAAGGCCTTTGGGTCTGCGCGGCACAGGCAGCGCAGAACGCGCAACTTAACTGGATTGGCGCTTCCTTCACGCTGATCCCACGGAACTCTCCGACGTTCACGGCAGATCGAGGTTACGCGGGTGACGGCAGCTCCAGTTATCTCGATACAGGATGGTCACCGTCAAGCAGCGCCATTGCGACACAGAACAGCACGGCTGTCGGGGTATGGATCAATGCCGGCACCGATACAGGGGTGACGAGTGTCGCGTTTGGTTGCCTGGTTGCGACTATCGGTGTGTTTGTTCAGCCGCGCAAGGCAACTGACCGGGTGGGAGGGCGGATCAATTCCAGCACTTCCATCGATTCCGATCTGGCGGTGACGACGCGCAGAGGTTTCACGAGCCTCACTCGCGTGAACGCGAGTGGCTGGGTTGCCTATCGAGCATCGTCAGCGAGCTCTCAAACCTCCTCCACGTCGAACACGCCTCCGGCGGGGAGTGCCTATGTCGGGGCATTGAATGACAACGGCGCAGCGGACAACTTTGTGGATAATCGCTTTGCCGCCATCACCGCGGGTTCGGGGCTTTCTTCGACCGATGAGGGCAACCTCTACTCCGCACTCAATACTTTCCTCACTGCGATAGGAGCGAACTGAAATGACTGTTCAGGCTTGGCTTTTGTTCGACCAGACCCAGCGTGACGATGGCATGGAGCTCAACGAGGGGAGTGTCGGCCAGATCGACCCGCGCAAGATCGACAATCCGCTCGCGAACCAGCTCGGCGATGGGGACATTGACAACGACCATTATGTTTGCCCGGCACGGCTGCTGAACGATCCGGATTACACGGCGTTCTACGATTTCTGCAGTGTGCTGCCGATCCGAACCTGGGATAGCGAAGTCCTGTTCCTGCCTGATCCAGAAGTGTGATGATCTGGCTCGCACTTGTCCTGCTCGTCGGGGCTAACGTAGCTGATTGGTGGACTACCAACCAGAGCCTCGCGGCAGGCAACCAGGAACTCAACCCCCTTGGCCGCTGGCTTTTCGTTCACATCGGCCTGACGGGCGTGGGTGTGCTGAAAGTGCTTCTTTCCGCAGTGGTGTGCTTCTGCGCATGGGAGTCATTCAGGCATGGTGCCGAATGGGCCGTGGCCGTGCCGTTCGCGCTGTCTGCGATAATTGGCGCCGTGGCGTGGCACAACTGGAAGTTGGCGAAAGGATAATCCATGGCTCCTCCTGATCCTCCCCCGGCCCCCACACCGACGCCATCCCCGAGCCCGTCGCCCAGGCCGAAGCCGACCGGACGATAAGCGGTATGTCGGAACCAATCGCGATGACAGGGGTCCTATTTACGCCCTGGAAAATTGCGATGGCGCTCATTCTCCCTCTCATGGCCGGTCGGCAACGCATCCGGACATGGGGCGCAATGATAGTTGCCTCCTTTGCGGCATGGGCAATGCCGACAGCCCCGATGCCGGCGTATATAGCCATCGACCTCTTGGCTGGGGCGCTGGTGCTAATTGCTCCAGCGGGGTTTGCCCAACGTCTCATCGGACTGCTTTTTGCCTGCATGGTCATGTTTCATGCAGGGTTCCTGTTCTCGATCTGGTGGCATCACTACACCCCGAGTGTCGATCTCTATCTCGCGGCGCAGAAATGGGTGGGTTGGGCACAATGGGCTGTTCTGCTCGGCTGGGGGTTGGTGGATGCTTGGGAATATCTTGCTGGTCGGCTGCGCCCTCGTCGGCGTGAGATGGCTTCTGCGGGGCGTATTTGATGGCCGGCGCACGGGCGCTGGCCTTCCTCGACCGGCATCTGCTTTCGATCCTGCTGATGTGCTGCACCGCCTACGGGGGATACGCAACCGCGCAGGCTGGAGTTCGAGCGAACTACGAGGATCTGAACAAGAGGGTGGAAGCTCTCGAGCAGAGATCGAATAGACGGTCTCCGCTGTTGCAATGCACGATCCGTTCGCTGGACAAACTGAACGACAAGGTAGGCGTCACGCCGCCTTGCTCGATGGAAGGTGCCGATTAGCGAACGGAGAGTTATCCCGATGACGAAGCCTAAAGCCCACGAGAAGACGGCCGCGAAGCCGAAAGTCGAACCCAAGCCGGTGCAACCCGAGGTGGAACCTCCCCACATCGATCGAAAGGACGATTGAGATGATGAAGAAGCCCGAAGCCAATGGCATTGCCAAGAAAGGCAAGACGCGCGGAGCTATGGTCAAGATGGCCAAGGGCGGTTCGGTCGATGGCATCGCGAAGAAGGGTAGGACGCGGCTGAAGCTGCGTCCGGGCAAGTGAGGCCCAGGCCGAGGAAGAAGCGCCGCGAATTTGCCCGCAACGTAAAGGGCAAGTTTCGCGCCGGCGGTCCCATCGACGGTTGCGCCATCAAAGGCAAGACCCGGCTCAAGACGAAGGAAACGACATGAGGGCTTCGCGAGGAATGGGCGCCATGCTGAAGAGCAAGATGCCCAAGGGCAAGACGATCACCCGCAAGGACAACCCCGACAAGGTCACCGAATACGCCAAGGGCGGCTGGATCAAGGACGCGATCTCCAAGCCTGGAGCGTTGCGTAAGCAGATGGGAGTCAAGAAGGGGCAGAAAATCCCCGCGAAGAAGCTCGCCAAGGCCGCATCCGAACCGGGGATTCTCGGCAAGCGAGCGAGGCTTGCGATGACGCTGGGCAAATTGCGGAACAAGTGAGATGGCTACGTCGGGAGTCGCCGTTTTCAATCTCGACTTCAACGATCTGGCCGAAGAAGCGTGGGAGAGAAACGGGCAGGAAATCCGCGACGGCTATAGCTGGCGCACGACGCGCCGCAGCCTGAATCTCCTGCTCACCGAATGGGCCAACCGCGGATTGAATATGTGGTTAGTCGAGCAAGGCTCGATCCCGATGGTCCAAGGCCAGATAACCTATGATTTGCCAGACGATACGATTGACCTGGTCGAGCAGGTCATACGCACCGGCCAGTATCAGAACCAGACCGACATCAACATCAATCGCATCTCGGTCGACACCTATGCCCTCATTCCAAACAAGAACGCTCAGGGGCGTCCGATCCAAGTGTGGATCAACCGTCAGTCGGGAGCCGATTATCCTGTCACGGGCCTGAAGTATCCCCAGATCAACGTATGGCCGGCACCTGATCAGGATAACTTCTACACATTCGTTTATTGGCGCTTGAGGCGCATTCAGGATGCTGGCGCCGGAACCGGCGACCAAGACATTCCGTACCGCTTCCTGCCGGCGCTGGTGTCCGGGTTGGCGTACTACATTTCGCTCAAGGTGCCTGGCGGTCTCGACCGTATGCCGATCCTGAAGCAGATGTACGATGACGATCTGCAAAGGGCTCAGGACGAAGACCGGGAGAAAGCACCTCTAAGGATCGCGCCGCGCCAGCAGTTCATCGGGAACGGCTAGATGCCCAATCCGTATGCGTCGGGCAAATGGGCGATTGCCGAATGCGATCGTTGTTCCTTCCAATATCAGCTAAAGGAACTGCGGTCGCTTGTCATCAAGACAAGGAACGTAAATATCCTGGTTTGTCAGGAGTGCTGGGAGCAGGATCAGCCTCAGCTCCAACTCGGGATGTACCCAGTCGATGATCCCCAAGCAGTTCGGAATCCGCGCCCGGACACATCCTACTGGCAAGCTGGGCTGACCGGCCTCCAGGTCGACACGATCAATCCTCCCGACCCGATGGCAGAAGATGCTTTCGGAACACCTTCGGGGGGCAGCAGGGTCATCCAGTGGGGCTGGAACCCGGTCGGGTTGCATGACCCTCTCGAATTGTGGGGGCTTCAGAACTCTCTCATCGCGGCAAGCCAGTTGGGCACCGTGACGGTTTCAACGGAGTAAGGCGCATGACCAAAGGTGGCAAGACAAACGAGCAGATGAAGAAGCTGGGGCGAAATCTGGCGAAGGTTGCGAACCAGAAGAAGGCGGTCCGCAAGATGCCTGCCAATCCTGTGAAGGTGAACAAGAATGGCTGAGCACGACGAAAAGACCGAATACGGCCCGGTCCCGCAGAAATGCAACTATGACCTTGGGCAGAACGGCTATCCGAACGACATTCCGAATACGCAGACCCAAAAGACGCGCGGCACCGGAGCGGCGATGCGCGGCAACAAGCATAGCGTGAAGATGGGGTGACGGGTGGACCTCTCCACACTTCAATCCACCATTCGCGCTTATGCGGAGAATGATTTCCCGGATACCGAGGGAACGGGCGGTCTCACCTCAGATGAGCAGATAAACACCTTCATAACGCAGGCCGAGCAGCGCGTATTTAACATAATCCAGCTCCTTGACCTGAGGAAGAGCGTCACCGGCAATTGTTCCACGGGAAACCGATATCTGGCCGTCCCGTCCGATTGGCTTTCGACATTCGAGATGGCCATCGTCGATCCGGACGGGAACTACGATTATCTGCTGAACAAGGATGTGAACTACATCCGACAGTCTTACCCCAATCCTGACGATACCGGACAACCCCGCTATTACGCGTTCTTCGATCAGAACACGTTCCTTCTGGCCCCTACACCGGATGCGGATTACACAATCGAGCTGCACTACTTCTACTATCCGGAATCGATCACCACTGCCGGCACATCCTGGCTCGGCGACAACTTCGATTCCGTGCTGCTCTATGGCTCCTTGCTCGAGGCTTACACCTTCATGAAGGGTGAAGACGACGTGATGCAGGATTACCAGAAGCGTTACGACGATGCCTTGGCGATGCTGATGCAGCTCGGCGAAGGCAAGAATCGGCAGGACATGTATCGCAGCGGCCAAGCGAGGTATCCGGTCCGATGATCTCCTATCGGCTTGAGGCCAATCTTGCCGACGTGATGGTGGAGACAACGCAAAATCGAGGATTTACTCCAGAGGAAATCGCGGAGCGGGCGCTCGACAAGATCATCTACGTCGGAAGCAACGCACATCCGGCGATCCGCGAGCAGGCCGAAGCATTCCGGGAATCGATCCGCGATGTGTTGGTGTTCTATCTCAACGAAGCCGTCCGGTCCCATGGCGTAACGCTAGCCAACAGGCTGCGGGAGGCCGGCCGCGAAGACCTCATTCCCATTCTCGACGCATAAATCGAAAGGCCGCTTTCATGGCGATAACTCAGGCGCTAACCTCGTCCTGGAAGGCAGAGTGCCTTCTTGCGGTGCATGATTTTCGCACCAACGCGACGGGCGGCGATACGTTCAAGATTGCGCTTTATACATCGTCCGCCTCGATCGACGCAAACACCACGGCCTATACGACCTCGAACGAGGTCACGGGCACGAATTATACTGCTGGCGGCAACACGCTTGCCAACCTTGGCGTTGTCACCTCGAACAACACGGCGTCGACTGGGACCGGCTTTACCGATTTCAGCGATACCACGTGGTCGAACGCGACGATAACCGCTCGGGGTGCATTGATCTATAACACTACTCCATCGGCCAATTCCAATTCCAATACCACGCTTACCAATGCGGCCGTTGCGGTCCTCGACTTCGGCTCGGACAAGACCGCGACGGCAGGCGATTTCACCATCATCTTCCCCACCGCTACGAACTCGGCTGCGATCATCCGCATCTCGTAGCCCGCGGCACTGAGGGCGGCGCATGGCGACCAAGACCGTCCTTGTCACCAGCGGCACAACATGGGCGCTTCCGTCCGATCTGGACACCTCTACGAATGTCACAATCACCGCTCTCGCTGGAGGGGGCGGTGGGGCCTCAGGGGGAGGCGCCGCGCGATCTGGAGGCGGTGGCGGTGGGGGAGGCTGGTCTCAATCCACCGTATCTCTTAGCGGATTAACGCCAGGGTCTTCCTCGACCTTCATAAGCATCGGTAGTGGTGGTGCCGGCGGCACATTTGGCGGCGATGGTGGGGCTACTTGGCTTAACAAGTCCGGCAATGCACCTCCCGCGTCTTCTTCGGATGGCGCGGCGGCTAATGGAGGCAAAGGAGGGTCCGGTTCTACTGGCGGTAACGGTGGCTCAACCACTGGGGCTACGGGAACCACGGTCCACGCCGGAGGCGTTGGTGGCAATGGTGTAACTGGCGCAGGTTGTGGTGGTGGCGCTGGTGGAAGTGCCGGCTCTTCACTGGGGGTTGGCTCTGCCGGAGGGGCTAGTTCGGTCTCGGGCGGCGGTGGCGGTGGTGGCGGCACAGGCGGTGCCGGCACTTCTGCATCATCGTCGTCTGGAGCGAACGGGGGAAAGACGTTTTCTGGTGCCTCTGGGGGTGCTGGTGGAGCAACCGGCGCAGCAGGCACTAACGGTGGCGGTGGCGGTGGCTCGAACGGCACCGCCGGTACTGGATCGGGAGCGCCAGGTGCGGGTGGGCCAGGGACAGAATTCAATATTACCGCAGGGGGTACGGCGGGAGCAGGTGGCGGCGCTGGGGGCCCGGGAGGTGATTCCTCTTTCGGAACGCCTCATGCCGCGACTAATGGCGGCCTTTATGGGGGTGGGGGCAGCGGTGGCTCGTCGAGTGTTGCAGGGCTGCCATCCGCAGGTGGCAATGGTGCGCAGGGCGCACTCATCATCACTTACACGGTCAATACCGGCAATGTTAACGTCACTGGGAATGCGGCGACGGCCAGCCTGGGGGCACCAACACTCAGCCTGGGTGCCAGCGCATCTCCCACAGGGAATGTAGCGAGTTCTTCGGTTGGCACGGTGACGCTCAAGGGCGCCGCCAATGTTGCTGTATCGGGCAGCCTCGCGAATGCCGCTGTCGGGCTGGTTTCGATCCTGAGTGGTGAATCGGTATCGGTAACCGGAATAGCAGCCGGGGGTGCGCTCGGCACCGTCAGTCTTTCTACCAATAACAATCTCTCGGTAACGGGGATCGCTGCCTCGGCGATTACTGGGGATGTAACGATCTCGCTCGGCAATCGAGTTGAAGTGAGTGGCCTCGAGGCTTTTGCTCTTTGCGGATCGGTTCTCGTCTGGGGCCAGATCGACGATGGCCAGATGCCGGATTGGCAACCGATCGATGATGGCCAGGACCCGAACTGGCATCTCGTCGACGATCATAGCTCTGTCATTTGGATCCAAGGAACGACATGAATGTCCAGCAGCTATAGCAACCTCAAAATCCAGTTGATGGCTACAGGTGAAAACGCGACCACATGGGGTAACGTCACCAATCTCAACCTCGGGACGGCCCTTGAGGAGGCGATTGTCGGTTCCGCGGACGTGACCTTCGCCAGCGCCAACGTCACGCTTACGCTGACCGACACAAATGCCTCCCAGACCGCGCGAAATCTCCGGCTCAATTGCATCGGTACGACCGGGGGTGCGAGGAATCTGGTCGTCCCCGACATTCAGAAGCCCTATCTCATCGTCAACGGTTGTGGCGACACGATTACGGCAAAGACTTCCGCCGGTACGGGAATAGCAGTTCCGGCAGGAAGGAGCACCTGGGTCTATTGCGACGGCACCAATGTCGTCGATCCGATCAATCATTTGATCTCTCTGACCGTTGCGGCCGACTTTTCTGCTGGAGGAAATGCCGCAATCGCGGGGAATGCCACTGTAGGCGGAAACGCCGCAGTCACGGGCACGTTCACGGCCGGGAATATCGTGGAAAGTGCGGTGATTTCCAGTGGAGGCACCGTTGGGGCGAATACGATCGGCCTGCGGGGCATCCCGCAATCGACCAAGTCCACTGGCTACACGCTCGCCCTGAGCGACGCAGGCAAGCAAATCAGCACGACTGCCAATGTCACGATCCCCGCGAACGCTTCTGTTGCGTTCCCCGTGGGAACGGCGATTGCAATCTACAACAGCAGCGGGTCCTCGATTTCCGTCCCGATCACCACCGACACACTGAGGCTGGCCGGAACCGCATTGACCGGGACCAGAGTGATCGCAGCGTTCGGCCTCGCGTCCATTCTGAAGGTCGGGGTCACCACATGGACGATGGCTGGAGCTGGCGTGGCCTGATGTCTGGCGCGAGTTTCATGTTCTTCGGTTCGACGCCGTATGCCTTCGTTGGGCTGTGGGGGATCAGTTTGAGCGGTCCCGCCATCGCGTCGGCACTAAGCGTTGGAGCCGATGCTACATCGCAGCCGATGGTGGCGGTAGGGGGCACGGCGGCATCGGCTGGCTATACCTTCCAGATGCGATGGACGCGCGATATCAACTGGGCGCTTCAGGCCGCTTCGCTCAACTCCGTTTGCAACGCAATCGACAGCTCCCAGAACACCTATGCGGTCTATAGTTCCGGTGGTAGCAACACAACGCTCGTCAAGTTCGATCCAAGCGGTGCCGTAACTTGGCAGCGCAGACTTTCCGATGCTTCCAATGCATACGGGACCGCAGTCGCGACGGATGGCGCCAATGCTTATCTGATAGGCTACACGGGCTCTTCGGGGGCACGCGCCTTCATCGCCAAATACGATTCCAGCGGTGCTATCCAGTGGCAGAGGACGTTGACGCCATCGGGCTCGGACACGATCAGGTTCGCAGGCCTCTCTGTCGACCCCTCGGGTAACACTATTGTAGTGGGGAATCTCAACTCCGGTGCGCCAGCCAGGACTTACGGCTTCATCGCCAAATACGATTCCAGCGGTGCTATCCAGTGGCAGAATAGCTTCAATCGAAATGTCGACGCCTATTATGCCTTTGGTGCTGCTGTAGATGGCGCCGGAAATTCCTATGTCCTTGGTCAGACGGGTGGAGAGTACGCACTCTGCAAATTCGACACGACTGGGACATTGCAGTGGATTTTTCGGACACCTTTCCTGACACCGGGTAATGCCGGCGGCATCGTGTTTGGGCCTGACGACTTTATCTACACCTGCGCCTCAGACACGATCACGAAGATCGACACATCCGGAGCGATCCAGTTCGCCCGTACGCTGACAATCTCTCCCAACTCGAATACGTTCGCTGGCATAGGCGTGGACAGCACCCAGACCATCTGGGTACTGGGATGGACCAACTCGACCACATCCTACAATGTGCTGGGACGGCTTCCTGCCGATGGTTCGGCCACTGGGACATATTCGCTCGGGTCGATCCCGTCGTTTGGCGCGACCACCATCACTTACGCAACGACCGCGCAGGGCACCAGTGCGTTCACCCCAACGGTTGCAGCAACAACCCTCACAGACGCCGCTGGCAATTTGACCGACGCAGCGGGAGGTGTGTCCTTCAGTTCCTTCTCTACCACGCCTTACGCGACGGTGGTTTGATGGCCCAGTTCGTCAAGCTCCAGTTCAAGCCCGGCGTCAATCGCGACCAGACCGACTACTCCAACGAGGGTGGATGGTGGGAATGCGACAAGATCAGATTCCGTTCCGGCTATCCCCAGAAGCTCGGAGGATGGGTAAAGTCGACCCCGATGACCTTCATCGGCGTGTGTCGTCAGATGTGGAACTGGGTCACTACCTATTCGGATAACCTGCTTGCCCTGGGATCGAATGCAAAGGTCTATATCGAAGCCGGCGGCTACTACTACGACATTACGCCACTCAGGGATACAAACCCCACGCTCACGACGCCGGATACCGACAATTGCGTTTACACCACGAACAGCTCATCAACGGTTGTCATTGCGCTCGGAACGCCGCATAACGCGGAAACTGGCGATTATGTGGACATCTCCGGCGTAGCCAACACGGGGGATGCCATCGGCGGGATTCCGATAGCCGAAATCAACGGCGATCATTCCGTCACGGTCATCAATTCGACCGCATTCTCGTTCGGCACCGACACGATTGCTTCATCGACCGTGAGCGGCTCGGGTGGTACATCGATCACTATCGATTTCGAAGTTGGCGTAGGCAATGCCATCCCCACGGCAGGATATGGTTGGGGTGTCGGGACGTGGGGCCGCGACGCATGGGGCCTTGGCACCACGGGCGAGCCGATCAACTTCCCTCAGCGGGATTGGTGGCTGGACAACTTCGATAACGACCTCGCGCTCAATATTCGAAACGGGGAGGGGTACTGGTGGGTTCGGGGAACCGATAGCGACCCGGCAAATGCCCTTACCACCAGGGCGATAAGGCTATCGGACTATGCGGACGATCAGGGCTTCGATGCCGGTGCGGTTCCGGTGCAGATTGGGCAGCTTCTGGTATCGCAACAGGACAAGCATCTGATCGCACTAGGGGCCGTACCATTCGGAAGCACCGATGCGGCAGATTTCGATCCTTTGCTCATTCGATGGGCAAGCCAGGATTCTCCGGGCCAATGGACGCCAACCGATACCAATTCGGCAGGGGACCTGCGAGTTTCGCGGGGCTCGAAGATCGTCCGAGGTTTACCGTCACGTCAGGAAATCCTGATCTGGACCGACGCTTCGCTTTACACGCTCCAGTTCACAGGCACGACCGATGTTTTTGCGCTTCAGGAATATGCTTCGAATATCTCGATAGCCTCGCCTCGGGCGGTAGCGACTGCGGCGGATATCACCTACTGGATGGGGCGCAACAAGTTCTACGCTTACACCGGGCGTGTCGAAACGCTGCCCTGTACCCTTCGCGACCACGTGTTCAACAACATCAACGCCGCGCAAGCGGGACAGATCGTGTGCGGCACGAATGAGGAATGGAACGAAGTCTGGTGGTTCTATCCTACCGCGGATTCGGACTTCAACAATGCCTACGTGGTTTACAACCATCTGGAGCGCATCTGGTATTATGGCAACATCGAACGCACGGCATGGCTCGACACGCCGCTGAGGGATTATCCTGTCGGTGCGAACTCGACCCTGATCGACGGGGGTAATTCCACTGGGCCGGGCATTCTCTACGACCATGAAACGGGGTTAGATGACGATACCGGCCCAATGGTTTCATATATCTTGTCGAGCGATTTCGATCTCGGGGACGGCGACCGGCTGATGCTGACGCGCCGCATGATCCCGGACCTCGACTTCGCCGGATCGACCGCAGCAGAGCCCGAGGCAACGTTGGAACTAAGGGGGAGGAACTTCCCCGGCAATCCGTCTTCGGACAATAGTGAAGACAACGCGCGTGTCATCCAGACCACGGTGGGAGCTTATACTTCGCAGGTATTCCTCAGAGTGCGGGCCCGGCAGATGGCGATCAAGATACAGACGGCGGACCTTGGGGTGAACTGGCAGCTCGGCGACCCCCGGCTCGATCTCAGGCCAGACGGAGCGCGATAGATGGGAATGGATTTCTTCCGGGCATCCACTCTCCCCGCAGCAACCTCGCAATACGATCCGCGCTATATCAACCAACTGGTGCAGCGCATTCAGATCTATTTTTCTCAGCTCGACTCAAACACGCCGCAACACGCCGAGAAATACACCGCCCAGCAGTTCGTCGGCGGGTTAGTCTCGACCTATCGAACTGCGGATGCCGATACCGCCATTCTCCCTAGCGACAGCCTCTTGATGGTCGATGCGACAGATGGGCCAGTGACGGTGACGCTACCTTCAGCCGCCAGCGTAGCTGGACGCAGTTTCACGGTGAAGAAGATCGACGCATCCGGAAATGCGGTCACTCTCGATGCGGGAAGCGAAACGATAGACGGATCATCCACCCTCGCGATCTCGGCGCAGTGGGATGCCAGCACGATCCAGTCGATCGGCACGGCTTGGGCGGTTGCCTGAAAAGGATAAGCGAATGCAGGACTTCACGTCACCGACGATGATGTCGCCCTATGCTCAGGGCGTCACGCCACCTCTGGGCGGCTCGAACAATCCCGAACCACCTCGTCTCGGGCCTTCCATTCCCGGCACCACCGGCGGTCTTCCTTCGCAAAGCGGTTTGAGCGTGTTCACCAATCCGATGTCGCAGACGTTCCAAGGTCATGCCCAGATGGTACAGGGCCAAGGTCGCGGCAACGACAGTATGTTGGTTCACATGACGCCAGAGGAAGTCAATTCCCTGCGCGGTCTGGCACAGCGTTTCGGCGGCGATCTTACCACCAATCCGAGCACTGGGTTGCCCGAAGCCGGATGGTTGGGCAATCTTCTCCCGACCATTCTGGGTGTAGCCGGCGGTCTCGTCGGATTGCCCACCTGGGCGCTTGCTCTTGGCGGTCTGGGGGCTGGGACCGCTCTTACCGGAGACATCGGCAAGGGCGTCATGATGGGCTTGCAGGCATATGGTGGCGGAGCGCTCGGAGGCGCGCTGGGGGGCGCAGGGGCAGCTACAGGTGCCGCAAGCGCGGCTGCGGACATCGGTTCTCAGGCCGCTACCGATGCAGCGACGAACGCAGCTACCACTGCGGCTACCGGCGCTGCGACCAATACTGCAGCCGGCCTTGCTCATCCAGGACTGCTAAGCCAGTTCAGTACGGCGGCGAAGGCTGGACTTCCGGGCTTTCTCCAGAAGGTCGCGCCCTATGCGGCCGGATATGGGTTGCTCAGTGGCGTCACCGGCGCACTCCAACCCGGCCTTCCCAAGGCCCCTGTGCCGGATGACCCGGCGTACAATGGGCCGTATCGCTACAAGCCCAGGACGCCGACGTTCTACAGCACACCGGACCTGCTCTCGTCGAGCGCGGAGCGGACGTATTTCTCGCCTGAGATGCCCACGCTCATCGACGCCAGCGGCAACCCTGTCTATCCCAATGGAGGCTATGCAAAGGGCGGCGAAGTCCATCTTCAGCAAGGGGGATTTGTCATGCCAGCGCGGGAAACCGCCGAGTTCGGCAATGGCAGCTCGACTGCTGGCCAGCGGACCCTCGCCGGACTGGGCGGCATCCCGATCAGGGGTGCAGGAGATGGAGTAAGCGACTCTATTCCAGCCAATATCGGCGGCTCGCAGAAGGCGCGGATGGCTACCGACGAGGTCTATTTTCCGCCCCATGCGGTGAACCGGATCGGCAACGGGGACAGTGGCCGGGGGACATCCCGTTTGCTCGGGATGCTGAAGCAGGCTCGAGATGCCCGAAAGAGTGCGGGCGTCGGTGCCGATAGTCGATTGCGGTCCATCCTGTGAACGTCACTCTGGTCCCGCAGGATCAGGTTCTCGACGTTTGGCCTCGCATAGCGGAATACATGCGCGAGAGCGCCGAATATACCAATGGCCGGTATGACGCAGAAGACATTCTGAGCCTCATTCTGGATTACAGTTACCCTCTGTGGATCGCTTTCGAGGGGCACGACATCAAGGGCGCCGTCGTCACCCGCTTCGTCCAATACCCAAAGAAGAAATATCTCTCGCTCGACTTTGTCGGCGGTGCGCGAGGGGAGGGTATGGGGTGGAAGGACCCCATGCTCGCCGTGATGCGGCGCTGGGCGAAGGACAACCATTGCCAAGGCATCGAATCGACCGGCCGCTTGGGCTGGGAGCGGATTTTCCGGGACGATGGCTATGTGCCCGGTCTGCGCAACTACGAACTGCCGCTTGAAGGAATTGGATGATGGCGAGTAGCAGCCAGCCTACCGAGCAGAACATCACGACGACCACGTCGAACCTGCCCGACTACGCGAAGCCCTATTACACGAACCTAATGCAATCGGCGCAAGGGTTGTTGAGCCAGCCCTATACCCCCTACGAGCAGCAGCGGGTCGCGGATTTCACGCCTGAGCAGCAACAGGTCCAATCGGACGTAGCAAACCTCCAGACGCCGTCGCAATATGGTCTCGCGAGCGGCCTGGCGGCGCAATCGGGCCTCGGAGCGCTACAATCTACCGGATACGATCCAGCGTCTTTTACGACGCAACAGGTCGGCATCGGGGGGCTGAACAACTATCAGATGGCGAATCCGGGGACATTCGGAACGCAACAGGCTCAGCAATACATGAGCCCCTACATTACCTCGGTTCTGGACTATCAGAAACAGAATGCGGTTCATGATGCGCAACAGGCGCAGTTGGCTCAAAATCTCGGCGCAGCGGCACAAGGGACTTATGGCGGCTCGCGCCAGCTCCTCGCATCGCTCGACCGCGAGAAGAACCTTCAGGACGTTCTGGCAGGAATAGACGCCAACGGTCTCCAATCGGCATACACCAACGCCCAGCAGCAGTTCAATACCGAGCAGGGCTTGCAGCAGAATGCCAATATCCAGAATCTTCAAGCCCTCTTGGGGGTGCAGCAGCTCGGAACGCAAAGCAGCCTTCAGGCTTCTCTCGCGAACCAGCAGGCGGACTTGCAGGCCCAGCAGGCTGCCGAGCAATCGCGGCAGTTCGGAGCGCAACAGGCGCTCGCCGGCTACACGCAGGCCGGGGACATGGCTGGAACGCTGGCGAATATCGGAACCCAGCAGAACGCCGCGACACTTGCCGATCTCGGGCTTCAGCAGCAAACCGCCGCACAACAGCAGTCGCTAGATCAGCAAAAGCTCGACACGGCTTATCAGGACTACCTTGGCCAGCGCGATTATCCGCTTGAGATGTTGCAGCAGTATAATTCGCTGCTTCGCGGCGTTCCCGTGACACCGGATTCGACCTCGACTGTCTATGGGCAATCTCCATCGACTTCAGCGCAAATCCTCGGGGCCGGCCTCGGCGCCCTGGGCACCGCAAAGACGCTAGGGGCCTGATATGATCGACATGGCCTCTCCCGAAACGATTGCCGCGACATTCGACGGCAACAAGCAGAAGATCCTCCAGGCTGCTCAGATGGGAACGATCGATCCCACCTCAGCGGTGTTGGCCGGAATGTTCATTGATCGGATGCGCAATGCGCAGGTGATGGAACAGGCACCGCAATCGACGGTGGCGCAAAAGGTTATGGGAGGTCTGGGGTCCCTCCCATCCCAGACCTCCCTCCCGCAACAGACATCTCAACCGATGCCTCAGGCTCCACAGCAAATGGCCGAAGGCGGCATCATCGGGATCGACATTCCCGACACGATGTATGATGAGCCATCGAACGGTGGATTCGATGATGGCTATGCCGGGGGCGGTCTGGTTGCCTTTGCGAAGGGCGGTTCGGCCAATCCTCAATCCCTTACCTGGGCCTCGCAGCCGAATACGGACAAGTGGGCGCTTCTCGCTCAACTGGGGTTCAATCTGGCCAGCACCAAGTCGCCGTATTTCCTGCAGGCCCTCGGCGATGCTGGACGCGACGTTCTACCGCAAATCCAAGCGCAGCAACAGCAGCAGAGGCAGCAGCGGCTTCTGGCTCAACGCAATGATCTGGTGCGCCGTGCCGCGCAAGGCGACAAGGACGCCCTCGCACAACTGGCCCCCCTTGACCTCGATGCTTACAAGGCAGTTGAGCAATCGGGGCAAACGGCCTTTCAAAAAGACTTCCAGTTCATCAAGGACCAGTTCGGCGATAAAGCGGCGGCAGAGTACGCTCAATATGGCCGGGGGGATAACGTTAGCATCCCGCTGGGTGATGGCCGCACTTACGTAGGCCCCGCTGCCGGGGCCCCTGGGGCCACTCCTTGGGAGGGGGCTGCACCAGTAACTGTTCCTGATATTCTCAAGCAGGCCTCATCTAGCGGGCGCATGACGCAGAGTGACGTGGCGATGGTGAAGGGGAACTTGGGCCCCGCCGGTCAAGCGCAATTTGATGCGTGGCTAAAGGATAAATCGATCAAGGTTATCAGCCGAACAGGAACGACTCCTGACGGGCGTAAGGTTGTGCAATTTTCAGACGGGACGGTCGATTATGCCAATTGACCCAAATTCGATCCAATGGGACGCTCCGCCAGTCCCAGCATCCCCTCGCGGCGGGGTGG